TACCCCGCGGCGTTGCCTTGACGCGAACGGCTGAGCCGATCTGGGTTACGGTCGAGGGCATCAGGTGGCGCGCACGAAGATGTTGAGCCAGACAGGCGTAGTAACCGGGACCAGCACTGGCAGAACAGCGCCGAGGATGCTGACGGTTAGCGTCCTGGGGATGCGCTGCACTAGGATCGCGACCTGTGTCGCCGTCGCCGAGCCTTCCTCTACCGAGGCATCATTGCGGTAGGTGGTGCCGGCCGGCGTCTCGGCCGTCACCTGCACCGCGATCACACTGCCGGCTGCGTAGCCCTGCGGGTACGTATAGACGACGCGCCCGTTTGCATCCGGCGTAAGCTGGACGCGCATTGCCTGCTGACGATTGGCGCTGGTCAAACCGGTATTGGCCTGCGCCATTGCCGCCGTGGCATCTGCCTGCGCCTTGGTGATGGCATCAAGCACCGTTTGCGGCACGACAGCGGAGGTAGCGCTGATGTCGGCCATTAGTAGACCTCCATCACCGAAACGGTCTGCGCCGCGCCAGAAGCCACCGCGAACACGGCTGCGTTGGTCGGCACGGTGATGCTCGCACCCTTGGTGCCCGGCAGTAGGTCTCCCGTCGTGGTCGTCACGCCCGTATTACCAATGAACACGTCCGTGGTGCCCAGATTGGTGATCTTGACGCTGCCACGATTGGCGCGTGCCGCGACCACCTGCGTAGAGGTTGTCGCGACCGATATCTGCGCCGTGGTGAGCGTGCTGCTGCCCTTGCTGACCGCAAACGAGCCGTTAGCATCGCCTCGGATAAACACCTGCTGGTTGGTGGCCGGGTTAACACCGTAGTTGAGCACGCCGAGATTAGCCGACCCGCCGCCAGAAGTCGTCGCCCGGCCAAAGGTGGAAAGCCCGACATTCTCGGTGGCAGTCAGCTGATTGACGATAACCGAGAAAGTCGAGCCAACCGTCCTGAAGGAGGAGTAAAGCCCCTTCAGCAGCCCCACAACCGTGCCCGCAGCAGCGCCGGTCGTGTCGGTGTAAGCGGCAGCCGTGGTGGCACCCTCAGCCACGTCAGCGCCGTCAGCGATCGTGACAGCGCCACCGCCGCCTCCACCACCGCCGCCTGCGATCTGAAGCGGGTTGGCCGCGCTACCGAGGTAGTTGCCGTCATCGTCCATGAGGGCGACAGGCACTGCCTTGCTGCCGCGTGCGATCTGTCCAGGCATCAGCAATACACTCCTGCAACGCCGTCCTGGCGCATCCCAAACCTATGCGTCATCGCCATGCGATAGCGCGCTGCCTGCATCTGCGTCGTCGGGCCAACCTCAGCGCCGAAAGTGTCAGCGATCTCGAGCGCGAGCAGTGCTGAAAGTCCTTCGGGATCCGCCAGCGACCGCGGCGCCTGACCGTCAAGCTGAAGCATGTCCAACCGCTCCCAGCGCTTAGCCGTGCCGTCATACAGCCACGAGCAAACCTGCCCGCCCTCACGATCAACGATCACGACAGGTGAGCCGTCCCGCGGCGTTACCGAATAACTAAGCGGCTGACCCGGCTGAACGTCAACCGTGACTACACCCGTCGTTTCGTCGGTATCGACGGTAATGACGGTGCCGTAATATCCCGCGCGCTGGCGCCCGTAATCCTGATAGCTGCTATCATCCACCAACTCAGGCAGTGTCACTGACATCTGCGCCTCGCTGGTGCGTAGAATCCTCTCGTTGCCGCGCGCCACGTAGCTCGTGCCAGTGGGGACAACGTCATCAAGCCGACCGAACGAGCCAGCCGCGATCCAGCTCGTGTAGAGCCCCTGGAGCGCCGCCAGCACGTCCGTCTGATCGGAAAGACGCGGCTCGCGTCCACCACCAAGCCTGCCAATCTTGCGAAGAGCCGAATTGGTGATCTGGCGAGCCGTCGCCATTACTTAGCCGCCTCGGCCAGCTTAGCGCGAAGCGTCTCGACCGAGGCGTTGCCCTTTACGGTCACGCCGCGCTCGGCCAACTCACGGCGCAGTGCCGCCTTCTCGGTGCCTTCCTCAGCACGAGCGGCCTGCTCGTCCTCGGTCGGCTCGTCCGCCTGCGCCACCTCTGCCTTGGCGTCCTTGCTGAACATCGGGTTGCCGGACAGCTCTTCAAACAGAGCCTTGTCCTTGACCGGGGTCGCGACGCCCTTGACGAACGTCACATCACCGATCGTTACCGCCTGGGCGTCAGGATCGCTGTCGCCGAGCCACGTAAGATTGCTCATCGCTTTACCCCTTGCTTACGCAGGGCGTAACGGATACACCCGGCGTATGGATGAAGAATGGCGCGAGATACCGGGTTACCCTCGTTACGAGGCCAGCACCCTTGGCCGTATTCGTGGCCCGCGTGGAGCCAGCTTTGGTAGTAAAACTAAGTATGGCTACATGCGTACGACTGTCCGTGGAGGCATTGTAGGCAAAAGCCGAGACATTGCCAATAGCGGGAGGGGTAAGGAGGTTTTTGTCCATCGCATGATTGCGATCGCGTTTATTCCGAACCCCGAGAACAAACCGTTCGTTAACCACATCGACAGTGACCGCTCTAACAACGTGGTGAGCAACCTTGAATGGGTCACTCATCTGGAAAATTTCCAGCACGCTTGGGCTGCATCGCCTGCCGCTTGGGGGCACGCCCAAAGCGCCCCTGTTATGACCCCCGAAGACGTCCAGCAAATTCGCCGCATGTCGCAAGAAGGCCATGACGCCAACTCCATAGCCTACCTTACGAAGCGCAAGTACCGAACGGTACTCGGCATCATAAAGGGCAGAAGTTGGCGCCATCTCCCCTGGCCTTAAATCAGGCTGGATTTTCAATCACGCCGTCGAGCGACGCGATGATCTGGCCCGTGGTGGCCGTGGTAGCGCCCCGAATGGTCAGGAGGACCGTCGTGAAGCCGGCGTTGTTGAAATCACGCCCCTTCACGTCGAGAGCCGCAACCTGTCCCGCCGTCGCCGCCGACGTAGCGGGGAAATAGCGGGTGCTATCGCCCGCGTCGCCTAGCTCTACCGTGACACCCGCGCCAAGCGCGTCCCACTTCATAAAGCCGGTCTTGACCCGGAAATTACGATGCACGCGGAACATGCGGACCGTGTCATTGACAGCCAACGAACCCGCCGACTGCGTACCGAGGTTGAACTCACCGCGGGCACTCTGCACCGAGCGACCGTCACCGGTCGGCCCCGACACAGGGTAGGTCGGCGGCGTCATCTGAAGCGAATTGAAAGTCGCCATCGTCTCTACTCCTTACACGAGGGCCGGAACGGCGGTGACCGAGGTCACGATGCCATACTGAGCGCCGCCGAAGCTGGTCTTGGCAACGCCGCGCAGCTCTTCGACGGCCATACCCGGACGGAACTCGTAGTCTTCCGAGCGATCCTCGACCACGCGCGTACGCTGGCCGTAGCCAACCGCGATAGCCGACTGGCCGCAGAGGAAGCCCATCGCAAGGTCCGCGCCCGAGCCACCGGCACCCGGAAGCAGCAGGAGATCGTCGATCTCGGGCACTTCACGGATGACGACGCCGAGGTACATCAGGTCGCCGTCCTGGAACAGCGGGTTGCTGTCCACGCCACCGGCCTCGCGCGGACGCGAAGAGGTGTTGATGTTGACGATGGTCGGATCCTGCGACAGAACCGAGAACTCGCGGCTGCCGACAAAGTAGACATACCATTCGCGGCCCGCCGTCATGTCCGACTTAAACGGCCGGATGTTCGACGTGAAGCCGGTCGTGCTGCCGATCGGGATTTGCTTGCCCGCCGACTTGGCGATCGTCTTGAGCAGGCGAACGTGAGCCGCCGAGGACTGGCCCGTCGTGGTGTTGACCGTGCCGAGCGCGGTTGCCCAGTTGCCCGACGCGGTGTTCGCGCGGGCATTGCCCATCACGATGCGGTCGCTGTTGTTGACCAGGTAGGTGTTGCGCTGCGCCGCCGTCGATAGCGGGTACAGCACCTGATTGTCGGTGCCCGGCAGGCCCTTGTTGTCGAGCGTGCCCGGAACGATGACAGCAGCGAACGCCTGGATTACGTCATCACGGAGAAGCTCGGACGACCACTGGCGAAGCTGCGTCTTGCTGGCGTTCCAAAGGTCCAGCGGGGTGCGGAACGTGGTCGACTTGGGCAGCTTGGCGCCCTGACGGATCCAGTCCACCTGCACCTTGGTATTAGCGAGGCCGAGGTCGACCTCGTTGCCCTTCAGGATCTCGGAACCGCGAACACCGCGGCCCTTGATGCGCTGCACCAGCGGGAAGTTGATGGTATCGCCGGCACCCTGGACGAGGGTGTAGTCGAGGCGGATGATCGAGCTGTCCTCAGTGCCCATGTAGGGCTTCAGACCGGACTCGCGGACGTACTCATAAGTAAGGTCGGTGGCCCACCGCTGGACCTCCAACGCACTCGGAACCTGAATCTCTGCCATGTCTCATGCCTTCAACGGAAGGCGGCGAGAAATCCGTCCTTGTCCCCCTCGGGCGTTACCGAAGCCGGAGCAGTGCGCTCCGAGGCGATCGACCGAGGTGGCGCAGGAGGCTTCGCCACCGATTGCGCTACAGCAGCCACGGGGGCTGCCACGGGAGCGCTCTGCGGGGCGTATCCTCTCTTGGCGGCTTCACGGGTGAACCAGTCATCCGGGTTGTCGCCAATGTCCGACAGCAACGCATCGCGCTTGTGCTGCTGGACAATCCAGTCGATCGGATGGGGCTGGCGCATATAGGAGCCGGCGAACATCGGGTCCTGCTGAGCGCGTTCCTGCGCCCACTGAACCGCCGCTTCCACCGTCTCAGCGCCGTGCGCCTGCCGCGCGATCGTGTCGCTCATCGCGAAACGCTCTTGCGTCAGCCGCTGCTCCACTCGCTGCTCTTGGTAAGCAGCGTATTCGGCTGGGCTGTCAAAGGGATCAGGTGCGGCAGTGGTCTGGCGCTGCTGCGCCTCCTGCTGCTCTTTCCAGCGCTTAAGCTCCTTCGCCTCGTCGCGCCATTGGAGGGCAGTTGCCAGCGGAATAGTCCGCGGATCCTCCTTGACGGGTTCGGGCTGGGGCTCAGGCTCCGGGGCGGGCTCTGGTTCCGGCTGCGGCTCAGGAGCAGGCTGCTCCGTCACTTCCTCCGGCTGAACGATCTCGTCAGTCACAGGCGCCTCTTCCGTAGGCTCCCGGTTCTGCATTAGCTCGTCCAGAAAGTCCGCCATCCTTACTCCCTCCTGGCCTGTATCGTCGGCCACCTTACGCAGCGCCCGTTCACCGGCGGCATGGCGGGCTGGTAACAAGCGCCCGCACCTCGAACACGGCTTGTGGCCGCGTGTAAATAATAGGGCTTTACTTGGTGCGCCGTCAAGCGATAAGACGAGTGCGCCTTGAGGGCAGAGCATGGCTGGTGCATGCGGGGTAAATTGAGCGCGGGGATGGCCTCCCGTATCGTTTAGCCGGGCAGTTCGATTCTGTCTCTGCTCAGGAACTCACTCGCCGGCCCGCTCTTCCCGCTGCAAATGGTTTGGCAGCAGCGCGTCCAGCGCCGACTTCTCCGTTTCCACGCCAATCTGCTGAGCCCGCGCGGTCGCCAGCCCAGCCTGCGCCGTCTTATGCTGCACGTCAGCCGCGACCTGCGCTTGCTCGATGCCCTGCTTCTGCTGAAGCGCCTGAGTAAGCTGCTGCACCTGCTGCGTAAGCTGCTGAACCTGGTTGTTTTGCTGCTCGTCGCGACCCTTCTTGATCAGTTCGAGAATGCGCGTCTTATCCGCGATCGGTGACGCCTCAATCATCAGCTCGAACGCGGGCGTATAAACCGCCTCCAACCCGCCGGTCTGTCCGACAAGCTGCACCAACTCGCCCCACACTTCCTGCGCCAGCGTGGCCGTGTCCTGCACCGTGTCGAGGATGATATCGACGTCCATTTCAGCAAGGCGGTTCTGCATAATCGGCTGCATGACAACCTGCGTCGTCACCTCGCCCGTCGTCGGATCCTGCTGCGGCACGATCGCGGGGTGCTGTCCGACGACCTCGTTGACCTTCAGCCACTCCGGCGCCCGCACATCGTCGGTGATGCGGATGAACATTTCATCGGTCCAGAACTGCTTGGCGCGGTTCCAGATCTGCCGATAGACGCGCAATTCCCAATCATTGAGCCGGCCAAGCGGGCGGGCAAGCTCGGTAAGCCCGGCCTGCTGTGACACGAGACGAGCACGCCCAGACTGCCCAGCGGCTTCTTGACGACCCAGCACCGCAGGGGTCGGCCCCATGCGCTCCAGTTCGCCCTTCGCCTCTTGGTTCCGCAGCATGTTGGCCTGCGTCATGTCAGCGGTCTGGTTGATCGTCGCGCCAGGAGGCAGCACGCCGTCAGCCTTCGCCGCCTCGCTGCGTAGCGTCTCGGTGTCGACGGTCGCCGCAAGGCTAGTCGGGTCAACCGTGATCTGCCGCGAATTCATCAGGTGCAGCGAGCGCGACCGGCTCGCGTTGATCTCATCCTGAATCGGCATCATGTCGTCAACGATGCCGTA